TTTGCTAAAGCCTTGTAATCTATTACGTTTTGTTGGCCGTTTAAGCGCATGGTTATTACGGGATTTACCTTACGAACCGTTTTTACGGAAAGAAGAGTAATTCTTCTTTTGACGAAATTTATTTCTCTATTGCTCAACGTCGTCATCCTGTTCAGAATCGTAGGGAACGGACTTGGTATTCCCCATTTCGTCTTCGCCTTCTATTTCCCAACTTGAATCGTCGGACATGGTTTTACAGAAATCTGGTTCCATCTCAGAAAAGTCACGCATCACCAAGACTGAGTGTTTTTCGTCGGCATTAGTTACTACCGAGTCTTCGTATCGTTCGGTTTCTTGTTGTAAAGATTTCTTGCTATTTCCAGCAAGTTTTCTTACTCTGTTATCAAATTGAGAGTCAGAGAAAAGAGTACCGTTTATGCCTTTTTTAATTTTCTTGCGGCAGTTTTTCATGCCAGGGTGATGACATCCCTCGTTTGGCCAAAGACCAGTAGTTTCGTGATGCAACCAAGCACAGATATTGTTCAATGGGTACAACTCTGGATGGTCGGCAAGGATGACTTTGCAACGCCTAAAGCCGCCTGGTTTTTTCATGATTGGCCGCCAATAGCGAAGAAGGCGCTCAAGATTTCCTCTTCTTGGTCCGCGACCTTTGAGTAGGTCTCCAGTAACCAGTTCCTGCGGGATTATCCCACCAAGGGGGTCTGCCTTAATGTCTCTGCTGTTCATTGTTTACCCGTTCTGGAGCGTACTATATTTATGTTTTGCGTCTGCATCAGTGTTTTAAATTCTGTAGCACGATGATTGATTGATTTTTCTTTTGCTTTTGATTTCATTGCATCTGAGGAAAAAACAACACCAGAAGACATTCTTGGGGAAACAACCTGAGTTTTTCTTATGAAAACCCTTTCCCATTCATCGCTATTATCCCAAGACGCTCCATCCCATAAAAAATCATGAAACTTCGTTGAACGTAATGGTACTAGATTTCTGGCATTCATAGCGGTTGCCCAAAAATTAACAACCTTTGGTTTGACGCCATCATCAAGTATTCCATCGGTTTTTTCGTCTTTTGCATCAATTACATAAAACAGTTTTTTGTCTCCAAAAACGGTCCCTACCAATACCGCTTTCATTTCTTTACAGTTTCCTTTTTGGGTTCTGCTTTTTTAAGTGCAGGAGCAATTTTGTCAATAATTGACATAACTTCTCGTCTTGCTATCTCTCTTAGTGCGTCCTTGCCCTTTTTCTTTGTTGGAGGAGGGGTCCTCCATGTATCTTCGCTCATGATGTCAATTCCATCTTTATTCGTAAATAACACTTCATCAATGCCAAGAGATATTAGATTTTCTTTGAATTCTTCTGCAGCCTCTAGTTCGTTTAAATAAGACAAATGCTTAGGCGTATACCCTCCACCTATGGTTCCTTCACCGTCAAAGAAGTCTTTGATTTTTTCTTTTGGAACGCCTCTGTTCATAAATATCATATTTATTGAGTCTGCCCCACCAATCATACTGCTCTTGGAGACTCTTTTCTTTCTGATGTTGAATATTGACAAAGGTATTTTAATGTGCTCAACATCGTTGAGTGATATTTCACCAACTATAAACGCCTCAAATATATCTTCGTCGTTTTTCTTTATAAGTTTTGAATAGTCTTTTGAAAGGCTTGCTTCAATAATCTCCGCTAGATATTCTTCTGCACCACTTGTTGACATAAACATTTGTCCAAAAATTGCTGCTTGAATAATTTGTTCGTCTTCTTCGTTTATCTGTACAAAAATTCCACCATTTTTGTATGACTCTTTTCTTCCGTATCCAATTCTTGGAGAATTTTCTGCGCGAAGCACCAATTCTATGCCTCTTCCGTAATCTGTAAATTCTTCAGAGCCAACGTGTGTTCCGTTTTTGTAAAGATTTTCTTCAACTTTTTCAATAAGTATTCCGTGTATCAACTCAATAGGCGTAAATGAAAATTCTTTAATCCCGGGGGCATTTCCAAGCATTGCGTCTCGTTTGGTTTTTAAAATCTTTAAAGATTCACTATCAACATCAATGTTTGCAATTTTTCCAGAACCAACAAATTGTTCTAATGACGATTTAGACATTGAAACACGTGCTCTTCTGTCTATGTCATTATGAATCAACACGGCTACTTCGTTAACTGCTTTTACCACTTCTTTAATAGGGGTTCCATAAATAAACTTTTTGGTATCCGCACTTATTCCGTCATCAAAAAGACGGGTTGGTAAAGATTTGCTGTAATTATTAATTGTTGATATGAGTTTTTCTTGGTAGAGGCGCACATACTCCGATGCGTCAATATCCGTATCGTTATTTTTTATCTTCTCTAAAGTAAAGAAATTAATTCCAGCCGCTTCGCCTCTTTCCATTATTGAGTTTGATTTATCAAATACAATTTTTGAAATACCAGACATTGACTGGGGTGTTCCTGACTTGGCAACCATTTCTTGGCGCATTTTTTTAGCAGTGTCTGCTCTCAATTTTGCTGATTTTTTGATACTTGGTTTATTGGAAGATGAGGAAACTTCTAGAGATATCTTTTCAACGTTTTTCATGTATTGTTCAGCGGACATTTGGTCAAAAATCTCTGCTTCAGGAACTCCGTCTTCGCCAACTCCAGTAAATTTTACTTTTCCTGGAGGAAGAATCATATTGCTTGCTTTTGTTTTTCCTGCTTCAATTTTTCCTTTTGAGCCAGCAGGTACAGCAATTCTAACTTTAGTTTTCTTTCCCTGCTTTTGTTCCATAAGGGAAGTTCCGAGTTGCTTGAATTCAATGTCAACAAATGCGGACTTAAACGGGTAAATATCTGGTGCTGGTATATCAAAAGGACTACCAGAAGGAGGGAGCGAGAATGCGTCAGTTGCGTCTATTTCTTCGGAACCACCACCAAGACGATTTCTTAATCTTCTTGCCGTTTCTCTTCCAGCACCAGTAAGTTCACGAGCCTTTTCTTTTCCGGAGGCAGCCATTGCTGATGCTTTCTCACGAGCGACGTCGGATAATTCAATACTTCTATCCTGTAGGACTGAACCAAATTCAAGAGCCTTACGTTTTGAATCGTCTGTCAAAAGTTTACCTTTGGCTGATTCTGCTAAATTAAGTATTTCGTCTGGTAAACCTTCTGCAGCAATCCTGTCAAGACCGTATTTTTCAATTTTGTTAGCAATGTCTTGCTCAATCCATCCGCGTTCAACCATCATTCTTAGTGCTTGCTCTGCAGCGTCACGACTTCCGCGTCGTGCTATTGGCAAGAGGGCACCGTACGGCCCTCCAATAGAAAAACCAATAGCAACTTCGCTCATTAACTGAACAACGTCTGTTCTTTCTGCATCAATTCCTGCTTTTTCAAGCAACTTTCTAGTTCTCTGGCTTGCGATAAGTCTTCCAGCAATTCCGGCCCTAGTTCTGGCGCCAGTTGTTGAAGAAAAACCTGAACTTGGAATGTCAACTTCTTCCGTGTTTGAATCTGTTATTAATTGAGCAGATGATATTTGAGGAATTTCATGTATTGAGCCAGGTGAGGTATCCTCCGGCATATCAATCTCAAGTTCAACGACCATGTCTTCTGGGATAATTGATTTATCCAATCCCGACATAACAGGCGCTGCATTTTTAAGTTCATCGTCAGCAACTGTAGTTGGTGGTGTCAAGTTATTACGTTCAAAAACTTGTCTAACATTTTCAATATCTTCCAGAGTTGAAGTAAGTTCAAAAATATTTTGTGGATTTGAAGATGAAATTATTCTAGGTGGATTTGTTACGGCAGATGAAAGAGCGGCAAGTTCTTGCGGGTTGAGTCTTGAAGACTGTCTTGAAGCAATACTGTCAGCACTGTCAACATCAATACCCATAATGGGTTCATATCCGCGTCTCGGAAGTGTCATTCCTGGCGGATATGGGCCATTCTCGCTTATTGTTAAAATGTCGTGTATTGCTGGGGCTAAAGTACGGCCAACACGGTTATATAGCGCTTCGTACATTTCAACTTGTTTTTGTAATTGCTCCAAAGCAACGTAGTTTGCGTCTTGGTCACTGAAGTCAAACTCGGTGTCAACTCCTTGATAGTTGTCAAAATCTGCTTGTGCTTCTTCAAGTTTTCTTTTAAACTCGTTACCACCATTTCTAAGATGCGTAATAGCATTAACAAGTTTTTCTTTTTCTTCAGAAGTTAGGGGTTCTCCATTTCTTGCCTTGAGTGCCATTTTTTCAAGTTCTTCAATTGATACACCCATGGTGTCAACTAATTCATTAAGAATTCTTTTTCTTTCTACAAGGGTGTATTCGCGTCTACCGTCTTTTTCTATTTTCATGTTTTTGACGTTCTTGAATATACGTATCAGTCCACCCTCCTTACCGTCTTTTCCATAAATGAATTCATCAATATCTGCGGTAGACAGCGTCCCGTCCTCAATCATTCTTGGGATTTTTCCGTGCCTGCTTCTTTCAAACGGGTCAACCGGTCCGCGTCCACCACGACCGCTGCCTCTTCCTGGAATCACGGTAACGACCTTCCCGGCGTTCGGAACGAGCGCTGGTGCCGAACTTGGCAGCGATGGCCTAACTGGCCTTGGTGAACCACCAGGGGGTGATGGCACGATTCCACCAGATGGAGATATTGCACCAGCAGTCATTGGAGGCAGCGGTGTCATCTTGTCAAGAATTGCATCCAACTCGGGGTCGTCGCCTATGAGGCCGACAGATTTGTTTGCTTTTAATTCCGAGAGCGTCTCTAGTAGCGCAATGCTTCTAGAATAGTTAAAGTCTTCTTTGCTGCCTCCTCCTGTTAGTTCTTCAAGCGCCTCTTGCTGTGCTTTTTGACTGTATGCACCGGCAAGTGCATCAAAACGCTTATCAATCAAGTCTTCAATATCGGCACCAAAAACATCTCGCAATATCTCTGGTGTTGCTTTCGTCAAGAAATCGTTAGTTAATTCCATCAATTCTTTATTATTTAAATCGTTCATGGCTACATCAGGATTAGTTTCTGCATGGTATTGAAAAATTGCATCCATCTGACCCCAGTGGGCTCTTTCGTGAGCAGATGTTTGTGCACCAAAATCTCTCCAGCCTCTTCCTTCTGTTGCCGCCAGGTCAACACTCCACAGTGCTGAATATGCCCTTAGACGCTCGTCTTTGTCCATCTCCGAAGCAACCGCCCTCCACTGGTCGTCAATGTCTCCTCCGGTTGCTTCGTACAGGTCCATATATTCACTGGGTGGAACTCCTCCCCTAAATCCTAGAATTGCTGGTCCAGAGTTAATTAAAATAAATTCTGGCTCTGCGTATCCGTTTAGGTCGTATCTGTCCCATCGGGGAACGTTGTATTTCTCTCCGTCTGGTCCATCTGGAATTGGTCCAGCAGTATAAATTCTTTTCTTGCCTCCGGGCAATGTGAATGTGTGTGGTTGCTCGTACGCAGCAACAAGCATGTCTTCAAATGCTCCAAGCCTAAAATCTCTTTCTCTCTCTAAAGCGGCATCAACAAATCGGGTAAGCGGAGTTATTTCTCCGTTACGCTTGGCTTCTTCGTATGCTTCCAGTGCATCAGTTGCATCAATACCAAGTTTGCTGCCAATTGCTTCAATGTGTGTTTTAATAATTGCTTCTACGGCCCATTCTTCGTGGCTTTCTAAAGAGCCACCTCTAAACAAAAGTTTAAATTGATTTGGGTCCAATGGAGAGTCTGAGTCAGCAGACATTTTTTCAATTATTTGTGCAATTTTTTTATATTCATTGGGTTCTGTTATTCCATAATATTCAGCAAGAAAATTAATTGTGTCTGCTTTTTTCTGAGCAATTTTTTCCATTCTTGACTGCGCACCCATTGTCAAGCCAGAAACTTCTCTAAGTCTTACCGCTATTTGCGATACGTAAGACATGTCGTTCCATTTATCACCGACATGAGCAATTCCAACCCGCTTTGCAAGACTGGCAAGGCCAGCAATTCCATTTTCTTTAAATGATTTTCTAATTTCGGCGATACTTACCCCTGCAGAAGTAAGGGAGGATATTGTTTGAGACCCGCTCTGTGGTGCCTGCATTGATTGAGTTAGAGAACCAATCAAGTTACGTACCTGGGCTACCGAAATGTCAAAACATCCTTCACCTCTGAAGTTAGTAAATCTGTTTGCTGCTGGCGTCCCAGGAGGGCATCTAAATTTTCCAAGAGCATCAACTACCACACCGAAAGACTTTGCTGTTCGTGCAAGAAGTTTTCCGCCAGGATTTCTTTCAGCAAGCGTTGGTCCAAGAGATTTAAACTCTTGTTCAACTCCGTAATTTTTCATTGGTTCACCAGTTTTGGGGTTTACTGGATACCTTGTTACTTTGCCTTTTGCGTTTTTTGGCTCTTGGAGTCTATTTTGATTCTCCGGATTCCTGTCAACCCATCCCCAGTTGGGAACTGGGTCGTTTGAGCGCATTGCGTTAATTCTTTCTCTTTCCGTAACCCACGGCTTAAAGAATTGGCCCTCTTGTTTTTTGGCTTCTGGGTCATAGACAAGACCATTGATGTTTATGTACTTGGATTTTCCAGCGCTTTGAAGTCCTCTTTTTTTATCTTCGGCAGGAGCACCCGCTCCCATTGCTGCCTTAATAGAGACGTCGGCTATTAATCTTTCCGATGATGAAATAATCCTTGTTCCGGCCTTGAAAAGCAATGCAGACATATCCGCATCAAGACGCGTTGTTCTATTATTGAATCCAGGCGCGTAATGGCGAATTTTATTAATGTCCACCCCCGTCATACGGGCCACGCTTTCTCTAGATTGTTGGTTCTGAGTCTTTGACCTCGGCCTCAAGGAGTTCAAACTCAACAAGCGATGCCATAAGGTCAGAGTCAACTTCTCCGGATTTTTCTTCAACAAGTTTTGCTCCACCGGTTACCCAGTTGGCGGGGATAAGTTTTTCCTGACCCATAGCCTTGGCTTGCTTCATAATGTGATTCTTTGCTGCTTCTTTGTCTTTTGCACGACCGTATGCGCTGATTGCGTTCTTGAGGTCTTCTACGTTAGAAATAGGAAAGGAACCGTCTGGAAGTGCTTTTCCTTCTTCTGCCATTTGTGTGCGCATGTCTTCATTGAATGCACGCTTTAATGCAATCTCTGCGGCTTCTGCTTCAATGGCTTCTGCTTCTTCTGGCTCATACTTGTCGTATCCAAGAACTTCACCGTCAAGTGAAACGAATACGTCGTAAGACTTTCCGTCAATTCCTTCAATTTCAACTGCGTATGCATCAAAGCCTTCAAAGATGTCTGGCTCAACAGCAACAACGTCACCCTGAATGGACTTAACTGCAATCTCTGCTGCTTCGTGGAAGTCAATTACCATCATTGAATCAAGTGCTGACTTCTGCTCAAAGGCATTGTCATCAAGTTTGTGGAAACCGAGAACTTCTGCAGTTGTACCATCAATAAAGACTTCAACCGCACGGCCGCTCTTTGATTGAATGTCAACCACGAACATGTCTGCATCTGAAGAATATCCAGAGTCAAGAACCTTGCCCTTAAACATTTCTTCGGCAATTCCTTCAACAGAAAGAAGACCTGGCATTCCGCGCTCTGGCAAGCATCCACCAGGACAATCGTCACAGACGCCTGAACCACCTGGGTAAACTTTTCTTTCAACAGCACACATGTATGCGTTTCTTCCAAGTTCTGCGACTTTTTCACCCATGCTGGCAAGACGTTTCTTTCTTGCTGCTTCTAGGTCAACTTCTCCGTCGTACATTTTCATCTCGGCGTCTTCGTCGTCTTCTTCTTCGTCGTCTTCGTCGTATTCTTCTTCGTCGTCTTCTTCAATTTCAAGAGACATTTTCTTCTTGGATGACGGCATTGACGCCATCTCGTCTTCGTCATCCATCTCTTCGTCATCATCTTCTTCGCCAGGCATTCCCATGCCCGTGCCCTTTTGACGCTTTTTCATAGCGTCAAACATTTCACTATCGTCCCATTTGTCTCCACCCTTGACTTCATAGTCATCATCGGTGACTGGAACCATCTTCATCTGGATAGGCATTGCTCCGCACTTACCGCACACTTTTGCACCTGGGGTAAACCCGCAGTCGGCAACATTTGCGCCCTTGGCACACTTAAGAACATTGCCGTCCGCATCAACACTGACTTCAACTTTTTCGCTCATTGGTAACTCCTGTTTTTTAGCGAGTAAAGACACGAGTGTCAATATCACATTATGAATAGTTTATAAAAGTATAACTTAGCATGCGCCTCTGAGCGAGAACGCATACTATTTATGCTTCTGGGACAATATTGATTTTTTTCTTCACGCCGTCTTTGTTTGTGACTGTTCTTCTTGTTGAACCAATTTCTGATGTACTTTTATCAATAAATGTAGACATGGCTGCGCCGGCAACTTTTTCAATTAGTCTTGAGTACCAGCCAATTCTTTTATCTCCACCAGCCTGTACCTGTTGGTCAAGGGCAAATTGAAGACCGTCAAGAATTAAGTCAACTTCATCCATCGTCATGTAGATACTTCCGACGTTTGTTCTTCTGTCGCCTGTTTTTGAGGCTTCACTTCTTTTTATAATCTCTTGAAGTTTTGTTAATCCTGATGCTGCTTTAGTGTTTCTAGCCTTTTGCGCGGCTCTAATCTCTTTTGCAAGAGAATTCTCAATGTCCTTAAAAAAGGTTGCTTCGTCAGTAATCATCGTTTTGCCGGTTGATGAGGAGAATCCCATTCTTCCCTTTTTTGGTGAAGGGTTTTGACGTTTTTCATCAAGTTCTGCAACAACCTGCTCAATCAGCGTAGATAGTTTTTTAATTTCCCCTTCGCGTTTGGCATTTGATTGAGGCGTTTCTGGTGTTCCAGGACGTGCCGGTCTACCGTCTCTTGGAGGGCGAGGTTTGTCGCCAGTTGAAGACTGGAATCCAGACACTCCACCCTCTCTGTCGTTAAACCACTTGTCTTCCGAATACTCTGATTGCATCTTTAAGAGTTTCTTCAATAGTGCGTTAGCACGAGCGACACTCTTCTTTTCGTAAGCATTTTCTCCTGAAGTAATGTCAATATATGATGAAAGTTCGTCAATTGCTTCTTTTAGCGACTTTGGAGTGATGTCTTCAACGCCAAGGATTGTGGAAACAGTGTCCCAGATGTCTTCAGAATCAGGATTGATGTCTGTTTCGTCGTATTCCATTCCTGAAAGTTCACGAATTGAGTCATCAATCCATTCATTGAAAGCATCAAGACGCGCCTGTCTCTTGGCTTTCGCTTGCTCCGCAGTTGCTTCTTCCTTAACTCGCTTAGATGATTCTTGTGCTTCTTTTTGACGCTCTTCTCTTTCGGAAGTGAGTCTTTCTTTCTCGTTGTCAGAACGTTCATCCATGGCGCTTTGTCTTGATTCTGAACGGGATTTTCTTCGTTCTTCTGGAGTCATGCGCTTTGTTTCTTCCCTGGCTTCTTCTTCGCCAAGTTTCCTCATTGCACCCTGATAGGCGGCAGGGGACATCGTTCCACCCTTTTCAGGGTTTCCTTCCCCAAGCATCCAACCCCATTTTTCATCAATTGTAAGTTTTTCCCATTCTTCTGGTTTGGCTTGGTCAAAAGAGTCTCCAGTGAACTTGGGGTCGGGCTTTGTTCCCATTACTCCACCCTTGCCAACACCCGTAGGCTCGCCGTCACGAGGACGTACTTCAAAGTCGGCAGGTCTCATTGCTGGCGCTACGCCAGGCCTCTTGTTTCTTCTTTCGTAATTATCGGTTTCCGAAGAAAAGCCAGTACGACCTCTTCTGCCAGTTCCACTATTTTTGCCAGTGGACCAGTTTTGTACCAGATAGTCACGTCGCGCAATAAGGGTGTCAGAAAGTTTCTTTGCTTCACCTTTGTCGGAAATTACAGCATCAACCATTTCTTTGATTTCAGAATCTGATACTGCTCCAATTGCTTTTACCTGACGAGCAATTTCTGCTGGAGGAATGTCTCCCCAGTATGCAACACCACGTCTAGCGCCCGACTGATTTGGGTCTCTCAAGGATTCCATTTCCCCGACGATAGGACCGAACGCCGAGCCCTTTGCTTCTCCTCTTGCTCGGAAAAGACCAGCACCACCAACATCAATGACGTACGCTTTACCGTCTCCGCCCTTAATGGTGTTTCCCGAGTTTGAAACAGCGTCCCAGTTTGCAAGCCATGCATTAGCCACAAAAGTGTCTTGAACTGCCTTCTTCCATGCTGAGTTCTTTATTTCGGATTCATGGTCAACCTGTTTTGCCCCTGGAACCATTTCGCTAACAATTTTTGGACGACCTTTGTAGGTTCCTACTTTTACTTTTCCAGCAGGAATACCTAATCTTTCATAGAAACGAGACATTAGTGATTCGTTTTCTGCATGAGTTTGTGACTTTGGCGGCTTGATGTAATATTCCTTACCAGTCTTGGGGTCCTTGAATACGCCGCCACCCTGTGAGCCACCCATGGGGCCAGAATTGGTGTCTACGAAGTCATCTGTAACAATCGGGTTGTTTGACATTGTGTTATCAAGCAAGCCTTTAGGTACTGGTCTGTCGTCAATTATAAATCCAGCACTACCACGTGGTGAAGTGTCTGTATCTTTTCCGCGACCGAATATGCCCCTACGTCCAGTTCTGCGAGCAGCACCACTAGCGGAACCTGGCCCCATGTTTTCATACATGGTGCGCAATCTCTTCCAGTACGACGCCGGCATTGTTCCCTTGTCTTTGTCAAACCTCTGAATTGCTTCTTGGACAAGTCTGAGTCCGCCCTGCTGTCTACCCCACATGATGAGTTGCTTTTGCATTGTCTCAGGAATGTCGGATGGTGCTCCGTTGTTTTTGCCACCACCAGTAGATGATTCAAAGCCTCGTCCACCACGAACATCAATACTGGAGTATTTTCCTTTTTGAGATTCTGCTGCTTGCTCAAGAACCCCAACCACATCAGACGTGACCACTCCTCTGTCGGTTCGCATTTTGTCTATTTCTTTTATGACTGCTTCGTATTCGTCTTTATCAACTGAAAATTTGCCGTTTGTGGCTTTTTCAAGTTTTTCAGCAATGGCCCTGAGCGGAGCAGGGTTGTCTGTCATTTTCATAAAACCCTGAAGTTCGTCACGAAGTTCGCCGATTTCAGAATCATCTAGTTCTATATCAAGTTTTTTGTGTGGGTTTATTGTTCCGTTAGAACTCTTGAACCCGCGAGGGCGTTTTGCTTTTCTTCCACGACCACTTATTAATTGGTCAGGAGAAGGAACAGAAAGCCTCATTCCAGCCTTCTGAAGAGCATCCGATTCGTATGTTCCGTCTATTGATTCTTTTGTTTTTTTCAAAGAGTCAATCAATTTGTCTATTGATTCTTTATCGTCTGAATCTTCAACCGGACCATTGTCTCTCATTCTTGTGAGAGTGTCCATGTATTCGTCAATTTCTTTATCCGTAAGAGGGATTGAGTCGTTTGCGGCTGAACTCTCATCAAGTTTGTCCAGAATGTTCTGGATGACTTGCATGTCTTCGTCGGCACCGATGCCGTCTAGTTGGCTTTCATCCATGTATTTTTTAAGAACTTCATTTAGTTCTGCATATTCAGCAAGCGTCATGTCCATTTCGCGCTTGTCAGATGAGGAACCAAGTCCACTCTCTCCATCACTACCGGTAGAAGACGAAAAGCCTCTTACTTTGTCCCCGCTTCTAATGCGAGAATCATTTCCTCTACGCATTGAAGAAAGGGTGTTTGTAACATTGGCTTGGGTTGTACCAGTAAGTTTTGCTATTTCACGATACGACAATTCATCATTATCGTTATAAAGTCTAATGATTTCATTACGTAGGTTAGTTGTTGCTTGTCTTTCCTTGTTTGGATTGACGGAACGAAGAGGAACGTCTCCCGCTTTTCTTCTTTTATCTATAACATTGCGAATGTTAGCAAGTTCCGTAAAAATACCATTTGAACCAGGCTGGGAACTTAAAAAGCGAGATATGTCGCCAACAGTTTCACCATCGTTGTACATTTCAACGATTTTGTCTTCTCTTTGTTTTCTATCCCTAACATCAAATTTTTTACCTCTTGAGTCGCCACTTCCAGTTCTGGAAGCAAAGCCGCGAAGTATTTCTCTTTCCTTTTTGCCCCTACTTGGAAGAAACGGAGAACCTTCTCTACCATCCTTGAGGTATTGGACCAGTTCTTCACTGACGCCATCGTCACCCAGTTCTTTTGCAATACGCTGAATTACTCCCGATTCATCATTTTTTGCACCTTCCCTAAATGCATCAGAAAATTCTTTTGCTAATTTTTCTGGGTCAAGGCTTGGGTCAAGGGTAATAATATTTTCTAGTGCATCTTCAAGCAGACTATTTATTTGTACTAAATCTTCGTCATCTATGTTTCCCTTTCTAATTCTGTCAAGAAATGCATCCGTGGGCACAACGCCCTCTGTGCTGTCTAGGTACCCAGCAAGAGATTCCATGTCAAGAGGATTTTTGAGCAAGTCAAATAATCTTTCTTTTTCTGATTCTGATTCCTTTTTGGCTTTTGCTGGTTCTGTTCCACGGAAGGAACGAGTTCTTGCATCAAAAAGGTTCTTTGATTTTTCGGATATTTTTTTCAAAGATTGTGTGAAGTCAGACAACAACTCGGCCTGAAGGTCGTCCGCTTCTTCGCCTGTCCCATTTTCTCTAGCCCTGTCAACATAGTCGTCAAAAGCCAAGTTAAGAACTTCTTCAATTCCGTCTATAAAGTTTTGTATTTCTCTTCTATCGTTAAATTGGCTAATGAAACCGTCGCCTTCTTTGTCGTCAGAAGAAAGAGTGTCAACTAATTTTTTTCTAATTTCTGAAAGCACTTTTCCAGGACTTTCGTCTAGTTTTTCTTTGCTTAAATTAGAAAAAATATCATTAAGAACTTTAACTCTGTCCGAAAATGCTTTTTGATAACGTTCCGGAAGACGACCCTCGTCTGTTAGTTCTCTGAATCTTTTAAGAGACATTCCTATGTCTTTGGCTGCCAATTCTTCTATGGCATTGTCAATTTGAGGAATATCAATTTTGACAACACCTGCAGTGCTTGAACTAAGTCCACTTCTTACAGCGCCAGCGTTTCTGTCTCTATCAAGGTTTTCTGAAGCAGCGTCACCAACTGGGTCGTCAGCCATACCTCTGCTTGGGCGTCGCATTGGTGGTCCCATTGCTTCGTCGTATTCATCAGCGTTGTCATCGCTACCCATACGGGAAGCCATTCCGCTTCTGCGTTGATTTTGCCATGCGCGGGTTGCAGCATTGGTGTCAACTCTTCCACCAGATGCACGGTCGTTTACTCCAGGAATTGCAGGACGTGAGTACGGCGTTCCTTCTTGTACGATTCCGTCTCCGTCACCGTCCCATGCTTTTGGGTCAAAGTTTACCGCGCCCCTACCGGCGCGGCCTAATTTTCCCAGGCCCCCGCTTAGCGTTCGCCCCAGGGCTTTTTCGGCTACGCCAATAGCCTCTATAAATTCTTGTGTTACTTCGGTTGTGATGACAATGCCATCTTCCGTCACGTGAGATTCAACCCTGTGATAATCAAAAATTGGGTCAAGTAATTGCTTGGTCTCAAACGCGTTTTCCAGTTTGACAGGAATTAGGTAATCACTTTTTGATTCAACATCTTTTTCCGCTGATGAAACAATGTCTTGAAGTGTCTCTAGGACTGTTTTTAGTTTTGACATATTGCGGGAACTAAGCGTTCTTCCAACTTTTACATCAAATGTCTCGTCAAGAATCTGAGCAAGATTTTCTAGTTCTTCGTCAAAGGCTGATTTTTCATAATCCTCACCTTTAGGCATTACGTATTCAGGACTAACAACGAAGTTCGTTGCGCCAGTTGGCACGCCAGGCTTGACCTGCATTGGCATTGAAGGCATCTGTGACGGAACAACCGTACGTGAACCACTCGGTTGTTGTCCGTCTGCCAGTTCAGGCTTGCCAAACATAAAGGTAACGTAATTGTCTGGAGTGTGATATCCGATTCTGTACATTACGGAACGACCATCAGAGGTAATTCTTCTGAACTTTGCCGTGCTTTCAGTAGCGGAAACTAGTTGAATTGAGGAACCGCTTCTGCTTTGTAGTTCGCGTGTCAATCTTTCTTTTTCATTGTCACCAAGCGCCCGAGCAAGACCCTCTGAGAAAATTGGTTTGTCGTCGTCATCGTCGTCATCATCACCCTGTCTAACGACGATAATTTTTGGACCTTGGTTCATTCCAGTATGGTGAGGCATCATCATTCCGGGCATGTGCTTTTCGGCTGTTTCGTCAGACTTTACAGAAATTGTTCCAGTCAATTGATTGGCACCATGTAGTACTGGCGATACTTCGTAAAGTTCAACTTCTTTTAGAATGTTTGCTTGGATGTTCGGGTCAAAAATTGAATCAAGCGTTTTGTATCCGATTGACCACTCTTGTTCTTGTCCGAAGAACGCGACGTTGGCGAAGGCTTCCCGACCTTTTTCTGAGTTGAGATTGAATTGAACCTTTGCGTACAAGCCACCAATACCGGCGTTGAGCATCTTTGTTGGAAGTCTTCTGTCCCCTGGGGCAACTTCGTAAATCTCAAGAACTTTACCGATTGGGTCGTTCCAGTTGTGTCCCCAAACAACACGGGGCTTGCGGCGGGTAAGGCTTTTGGTGAATGCTCCAGTAATTAGAACGTCTCCTACTGAGTCCTTATTGCCGATGCCGGCGACGAAACACTCAACGACGCCTTGGGCCTCGTCAATGTTGAATTGGCCTGGAATGGCTTTAAATTGAATATCTTGCTGACTCATGTCGCTCCTAATGTCTTAATTGATAATAAAGGATAAGGAGTCAAACGATTGCAAGTATTGAATACAGATATTAACGTTTCTTTAAATAGGTTTTGCTATTTAAAGAAATTAGATGTTTGAACCCATTGACCACGCCCGACGCGTTTCGTCTTCAGCAATTTGCGATTTCTTTTTTGCTAGGAGATTGGTAAATGTTCCAACAAGAGCAGTGCGCAAAGTGGTTACCTTGTCTTCTTCGCCATGTACGCCAAGTGTTGCAAACACGGCATTGTTGATTTCCTGTGCAGTTTCATCGTTGACTGACTTGATTCTGGTTATTTGCGAGTTGACATGAGCGACGATATCTTCTTTTTTTAACGGCATCTTGACAAGATTTTTTTCGGAATATGTTGTTTGTGCATCATTGATAATTGCGTTAAGAACAGGCCTAATGTCTTCGTCCATCTGTTTAGCCCATACATCTGCGCTGAAAATGCTTTCCACATCAAGCGCTCCTGTTGCCAATAGTTTTCTAGATTTAATACCAGAGGCTTTCTCAAGAACAACTCTCTGTTGTCTCTCAAACACTCTTTCCAGGCTTCTATCAAGAATCTCTGTCCATCGGTTAAATGTTGTGTCAACTTTTGTTTGCCACTCTTGTTCGCTCTTGCTTTGAAGCGCCGAGTAGTTTGCGGATGCTTGCGCTGGCGCGGTTGGCATGGCTCCCTGCTCTGGAGACATGACACCGTCAACTGGTGGCATTCCTGCGTTTTGAGCCATCTGTTCACCCTGTGTTGCGAGTTCCATAGCACCCTGCATGGTTGTTGGGTCTGGAGGCATTCCCTCTGCACCTGGAGGCATTCCTGGCATTCCGGGCATTCCGGGCATTCCGGGCATTCCGGGCATTCCTGGTGCCCCAGGGACTCCTGGAGCCCCCATTACACCGGCCTGAGCAGGCTCTTCCATCTTCTTCTTCGTGTTTGCAATCGGAGTGAGGTTTGGGTTCCACAAAAGAGAATCGGCAAGGTCGCTCTCAACTTCTTTTCTGCCAGTTCCAGTTCTGTATTCGTTTGTGCTGATTAGACCTTGACCAAGTTCATCCTTGAGGTATCTGTTTCTTTCCTGTTCGTAAAGAATAAGAACAGGAACATTCCTGACGTCAAAGTCAATGTAATGCTGGTCGTCAAGTTCATCTAGGGCACGAGCAATTGGCTCTAAATGCGGAAGCATTGTTTCGTTCCAAAAGACTCGGATTTCTTCACCAGCGTTAGAGAATGTTCTGCCAGCAGCGTTTCCGATAACTGATTCCGGAACACCAAAAGATGCAAGAATTTCTTCCTTAGTAATTTGACGCATTTGAATATATGCAGCGTCACGAGGACTGGCGGATGTATCAACAAAGTCAGCACCATCGTCAGAAGAGATAACGGTCGTTGCTCCAGCACGAGCAATGTTTCCCCTGAATCTGCTCTTTAGTTCTTCTTTGTCATCATCGTCAATTTCTCCACGAAGAACAAGAAGACCTCCTGGACGACCATCGTTTAGAAGGTAGTTTCTATTGTAAACCTTTGCCAAGTTTTCAATCTCAACAGCAATACCAGCAGCCTCTAATGGGGTCATTGATAGGTATGGGTCTAATGGATGTGGTTTGCGAATCCAAATAACATCTTTTGGTTTCATGATTATGGTGCCGCCGTTTGGCATCTTCACTTCGTAACCAGCAACAAAATTTCTTGGGTCAGGAATTGGTGAAGTGCTTTGTGGGGGTAGAAGGTTGAGAGCAATTACTCCGCCGTCCCTGCCATAAATTTTTTCAATAAACACCCCTCGTGTGCTCATTAAGAGTTGAGAAGAAAGCCTGTATCTAAATATAAATGAATTTTCACCTATATTGGATTTTGTGTTCAGAATTTTTAATATCTCTGAATTTTTTGCTTTTGAACCTACAATAATCTCACCCTGCGGAGAGTTGTCTTTCCTAAGAATCACTGGGAGTCTTGCTTGGTTTCCAGCAATTGCGTCAATACAACGAGCAACCCAAGTTACCTTCTGCATTCCTTCTTTATAAACACGCTCAATATCCCACGAGTCAGAATACGCTTTTCCGGCATAGCCAGGGTTGTGCGCAATTGGAGCGCCAGGACCGACGCTCTTTGTGGACTGATTGTTCAGTGATTTATTATTATAGTTATTCCAAGCCATTTTCTACTCAAGACCTAGCAATAAACCTAAAATTCCGCATGTAACACCCGCCGAAATGAAACCCAAAGCAGGCGAAACCATGCTCGCCCCTATACTTGTAAATAATATAAATCCTACCATTAAAACGTTGGCAAAGAATGGGCGAGTCGCTAATTCTTTTATCGCCCCCCATAAAAACTTAATACTCTTTACACTTGCAGACTTCGTTTTAGTGATGAAATTATTCATATGCTCACACCGTAGCGCATAAAACATGCCTAGTGTGCAATTGCCTTATAGAAAGAAAACCATGACTACTGACTGGATAAAAGTTCTTGAATACTTAGAACCAAAGAAACCTGAATTCTGTCCAGAAGAGGCATCTATCACTCAAAGAGTTTTTTTGAGAACGAATGGTATTGAAGCATTATTCGGTGGTGCCGCAGGCGGTGGAAAAAGTTCAGCACTTTTAATGTCAGCCCTGCAATATGTTGATGTTCCTGGATATTCAGCCATTTTGTTTCGTCGTACATATGCTGACTTGGCGCTCCCTGGTGCCCTCATGGATAGATTCAAGACATGGATAGACGGTCATGACGATATTCACTGGAACGCAAACAGTTACGTAGCGACATTTCCTTCTGGAGCAAGAATATCTTTTGGGTACCTAAACAACACAAACGACTACCTTCGTTATAAAGGGTCAGAATTTCAGTTTATTGGAATGGATGAGGTCACCGAAATCCGTGAATCGGACTATCGGTACATGTTCTCCCGTTTGCGCCGCCCCAACTCAGGACCGTTATCTCAGGTTCCATTGAGAATGCGGTGTGCCTCAAACCCTGCTCCAAACTGGGTTAGGCAGAGATTTATCGTTGAGGGAACCGAAAAAGGAAGAATTTTCGTTCCCAGTAAACTGACGGACAACCCCGGAATTGACGCTGACTCCTATCGCCAAGCCCTGCAGGCTCTTGACCCAATTGAACGGCGCAGGCTTGAAGAGGGAGACTGGTGGAGCACCACCTTGGGAACTCTATTTGAGAGAGAAAACATCGTAATAATTGACAGTATTGAGGTGCCAACCGTCACGTCAGCGGCCAGGGCTGTGCGTTTCTGGGACCTTGCAGCCACCGAACCTTCCCCACAGACACCCAACCCCGACTGGACAGTTGGAACTTTGGTCCTTTTTGACGGTGGGGTTGCTTACGTCTTGGACGTTAAGAGGGCTCGTGTGAAGGGAGAGAAGGTGGAGCAACTAGTTGCCCAGACTGCCTACGAGGACGGAAGAGGAGTTGCCATCAGGATGGAGCAAGAGCCTGGTTCGTCAGGAAAAGCCCTCGTGGACCAATACGCCAGATACGTTGTTCCAGGGTTTGATTTTTCAGGAATACGGGCAACTGGCGATAAATTGACTCGTGCTAGACCCTTTGCGGCTGCTGTAGCCAATGGAAACGTAAGAGTTGTAAGGGGTACGTGGTTGAGCGACTGGTTGGACGAAATGTCGTCGTTTCCAGAGGCTTGCGACCACGACGACCAGGTTGACTCGGTTGTTGGGGCATTTACACATTTGACTGGCCTGGGGTTGCCACAGAGGAAAATCGTCAGTATCATCGTCTAGGTACCCACTACTAACCATAGGTACCTACTACTAGACGGAAACAAAATGATAACTCCAGCGGATTTACGAATCATGCTCGTAACCCTTGACAACTTCCTCAATAGCGAAGGCGTCACCGAAGCCGACCTTGACGTCTGGTCTGAGCATCTTGTAATGCTTAACCACGTAAAGAAAGATATTGCTTCAATTTACGATTCGTTTGCAACCAAGATGGTTGACAAAATGCAGTCCGAAAAGAAGACAGAATTAACACTTAGTACCGGTGCTGAAATCAAATGCAAAGTTGGCTCTGCTCGTAAATCATGGGACAGCAAAGGCCTTATGATGCAAGTGTTTGAACGACTTCAGCAGTCTTCCGTTGATATGGATACTGGCGAAGTGACGTTGTCAACTGAAGAAATTGTCAATAGAATACTTGATTATGTCCAACCCTCGTACTGGCGTGTTGGCGCACTAAACGACTTAGGCATCAACGCAGACCAGTACTGCGAAGTTGGTGAACCAAAAACAAATATCGCTATCTATACAAAAGGTGAAAAATAACAATGACTGCTAAAAAAATTGCTCTAGACAATACTGAAACTGAAGAAAATATGATTGATGTAGATGTGTGGTTGCGTCGTCAAGAAGAACTCCGCATTAAGGCAATTGCTGGGAGAAACGATATTCAAGCATCTTTAAACGAGCCGTTTCCCAAAGAAGTTGAACGTCAACTCAAAAAAGGCGGAACTTCCCTAACTTACATTCCTGTCAGCGAAGTAATTTCACGACTTAATAAAGTTCTTGGATTTGACGGTTGGGCATATGAAATCATCAAGTGTGAACGTGATGCTCTTGACCCAGAATTTATTGTTGCTCACGTACGTCTCAGCGTGCTTTCAAAAGACGACTTTATCAACGTTGTGAAAGACGGATTTGGTGGTCAGAAGATTAAGCGCACAAAGGCTGGCGACATTGTTGACTTGGGTGACGAATTCAAGGGCGCTGTCTCTGACGCACTTAAAAAAGCCGCTCAAGCACTTGGGGTTGGCCTGTACCTTGCTCGTTCAGAAGAAGCAATGGAGATTGAATCAGTCACCGAACCAACTATTGACCCAGTTGTTGAAGAACTGTGGACAAATTTTGTTAGCGTTTCAAAGTCCTTGACACCAGAACACAAAACACGGCTTGGTACATTTTGGGAAAAGTATTCTAATGGTCGCCCAAAGCCGACAAAGGCAACTGCTTCTCAAGAAGACCTGACTGCCCTTTTGGAGCATTGTCTTGTTCTTTCGTTTGACGCAACGGCGCGTGAAGACGTCGTAAATGTTTAGTCCTCCACCGCACTTGTCTCCCTCATCTATGGGGACCTTTGAGCAGTGTCCATTGAAGTTTAAGTATTCAAAAATTGACATGCTTAAAGACGACCCAACAGAAGCAACCCTGATGGGTAACTTTGTGCACGATGTTCTAGAAACTCTTTATCACTGCAATCACGAAGAGAGAACGCAGGACGAAGCAAAACTCATAGCGGCCCAACTATGGGAAAATGGGTGGAGCGACAAAGTTAAGCCGTGGGTTCGTGGCGACGAAGCATTGCGTATGTTTAGGTGGAAATCCTGGTGGTGCATTCAGAACCTGTGGAGAATAGAAGAACCTACCCTTGTTGCCCCAATAGGTCTTGAGCATGAACTAAATGGCGAAATAGGCGGAGTTCGTATCAAGGGGTTTATAGATAGATTTGACAAGAACGAAACTGGTTTTACTATTTCGGACTATAAAACTGGTAAAACCCCAAAGAAAAACTGGATTAGCGATAAGTTTTTTCAACTCTTGATTTACTCTCATTTGCTTGAATCAACAGGCGTTGGTAAAGCAACTACAGTTGAACTCCTGTATCTAAAAGACGGTGTTCAGTTTAGTCAGGCAGTAACCGAGGAAGACCTTTACAAAGTTGAAGCAACCGTGACTGAGACAAAAAAGAAAATAGACATAAAGTGCGAGACTGGCGAGTTTGAACCAAACAAATCAATACTCTGTAATTGGTGTTCCTTTAAAAAGATATGTCCTGCATGGCGGTCATGATTAACGACGACGTATTCGCACGAATGGTATCTGAGGAAGTTAAAAACAAACTTTCTTCCGTTCAGAAACAAATCCTTCTTGAGCCTGAAAATTGGCACAGATGGAAAGACGGTTTGCTTCTTTTGGTTGAAAACCTTGACATTCAGATTGAGGGCATAAAGGACGATGCCGATGCCGATGCTGAAAGATATTTGTCAATGGGCAGGAGTGGCGAGAGACTTGCTGCTGAAGCGGCTCGTGAATATCAGCACCGAATAAAAAAGATTGACAGATTTAAATTCTATGTAAATCATCGCCTTGATGAAGTTATGACAATGATAGAAACCGGAGAAACAGTATCTTCCGACGGATGGGGTAGGGCTTCGTTTCTTGAAAATGCAATCATTAAACACAAAAACCTTTTACGAGAATACGACCTTGAAGACACGTCAATTGATAGGGCTTTATGGGCTGCAATAAGTGGCAAATGGGAATTTGACGATATCAACGAAAAAAATTTGTAACACACGTTCTTGTAGTTCAAAAATAAACTAGACTCTGTCGGTGCGTCACAGGTCAAAGAAAAAAGAAGCAGAATACCGCCTTAGGCGTCCATTGGTTGAAAAACTTCTAGACCAAAATCCTCATTGCCAAGCATGCAGGGTATTTGCCGAGCATGACGAAGTTGCTACATATGTTCAGAACCGTTCTGTTGACGTTCATGAAATAGTTAGACGCTCGCAGGGTGGTTCTATTCTTGATGAATCAAACCTAATGTGTGTTTGTCGTCCTTGCCATACTCGTATCGGCAATTACCCCCAACTCGCATTTGACCTAGGTTTAGCCAAGAGAGGGTGGGAGAGAAATGAAACTGATGGGTCTTGACCTCTCCCTTACATCTACGGGCGTGTCAATGAATGGTGTGACTAGCGTTATTCGCTCCAAAGAACGAGGTGCCGAGCGTTTGTCCGAGGTTACAAAGAGCGTGTTGCATGAGTGTCTAGAAAACGAAATTGACTGCGTGGTGATTGAGGGGTACTCGTTTGCTTCCCGCAGTGGACAGGCGTTCAGTATCGGTGAACTTGGTGGTTGTATACGAATGACGCTGTTTGAATGCAATATTCCTATTGTTGAAATACCACCCACCTGCCGAGCAAAGTTTGCGACTGGACGAGGAAATGCATCCAAGGGTGAAGTCATTTCCGCCATCTCAGCAAAGACCGGCATTATTTTTAGTGGCGCTTCGGGCAACGATGAATGTGATGCGTGGGTGCTTGAACAGATGGCCCTTACTAAACTAGGGTTATCAGCATATCAATGGACCAAAGAACAACTTTCTTCTTTTGAAAAGATAGATTGGTCACCAATGGAACACTTAATGGAGAATAATGATTTCGCGAAATAGTCCTATTAGTCAAGTAGATATTGAACACGAGTTAATGCGACTCCTTGAGATGTTGGAAGAAGAAACAGAAGCGTTTGAATCACTTGCAGAAGATTCTGCAAAAAAAGAATCTCTCTACAAAGCCAATTGGGCTAAAGAATATCTTTCAGCAAAAGGTTCTATTAAGGAACGTGAAGCATGGGCAGATTACAAACTGGCTGATGAAAACTTTGATTACAAAATTGCAGAGGCTCTACTAAAATCCAAACGTGAAAAACTACTTTCTCTTCGTACGTCTATTGATGCAATGCGAACACTCAACGCTAACGTCAGGGTTCAGGTCGGGCAATGAAAAACAACATTTCAGAGGACCTTAAACTTCTTGCCGTTGAGATGGACTCACTTATCCCGTTAGAAAAAAACCCACGCAAGGGAAACATTGAGGCAATCATGGCTTCCTATGAGGAGTTTGGGCAAATGAAACCAATAGTCGCACGCCCTAACGACAACGGAACATTTACAGTCATTGCTGGAAACCACCAATTAGAGGCTGCCAGACGTCTTGGGTGGAGCAAAATAGCAGTCGTCAAGATGGACGCAAGCAATGACGAAGCAATCGCATTTGCCCTTGCTGATAACAGGACGATGGAATTGGGACACACCGACCCATCTCTACTTAACGACATGGTCATTGACTTGTATCAGGATTACCCTGAACTTTTTGAGGGTCTTGGTTGGGACGAGTTTGAAATAGCATCAATGGAGGAAACGCAGATTGCGTCAGAAATTATTTCCCCTATCGCTGATGCGTACTTTACTCCCATGATTCAAAACCCTGACGGAAATATCCCCGTTAGTGCGCCCATCAATATAAATATTGAAGAATCAGAAGATGGAGTTAGACGAATTGTTGCTGGCAACGATGTTGACCACAATCAGGTGGCAGTTAGCGGAAGCACCCTTGTTTCTCCTGGCTCATCACCGCAAGCAGTGGTTCAATACACAATCGTTTTTGACAATCCAGACCAGCAGCGTAGATGGTACGACTTTGTCCGCTACTTACGAAATGACCCCGGCATATCTGGAGTTACTACAGCAGAAAAATTAATTGACTTTATTGACATGCATACCGAGGTTTAAGATGAACATGGACGAATACAAAAACCGTATCAATAGAGCCCATACCGTCACTGGTGTTCCTTCTTATTGGGAAGAACTTCAAAAGATGACCGAAGAACGTGATTCTCTACTTCGTCAAGTAGACGAACTTCAGGCAG